AATGCACTGGTAACAACATCACTAGCACCTAGGTTATCCATAGTCATACGAACGTTGTCTTCAAATTTCATCCAGCGTGTTCCGTTAAATCTAAACAATCTGTTAGGAAGATAATCTGTTCTAAGATGAAACTGACCTTCAACTGGATTGTACGGGAAAGAATAGCCTACAGAGACTGGAGCACCATTAGGTGCTATACCATCTTTAGTTAGATATCCTACATAACCTTTTCCATCTACAGACGGATAAGTTGAAGCAGCGTTAACGGCAGATACTTCATTGCCCTCAGCGTCTAATATAGGATTTCCATTTTTATCCGTTACAATATCAGTGTCGGCAGAATATTGATTAATTTGATCAGAGTCTACTGTAATCAAAGAAGCAGTACCGTCGTCCGATCTTTGAAGAGTCCAAAATTTAGAAGTGTCGTACCCACTTTTTGGAGCATCGGCTTCAGCTTGATTAAGGATAGCTTGAGTAATCTCCATTTCTTTATTGTATGTACTCATTAAATCTCTTAACGTACCTGCTATTTGATAATATTCAGTATTAGGAGGATCAATACCAGTAACTTCTTTTATTACTTCATACTTTACACCGTCCGGGCCAGTAATAATATCTCCAGGATAATAAGTAATCGATGAATTGTAATTACCTTTATCAGCGTCGCTGTTGGCTATTCCGTCAAGGATCTGTTTATATTCTTGACTATTAACTAGTGGTTTACATTTTGCACGATATAAATGGGGATACCAAGTTACTGAAAATCCTTCTGCTGCGCGATTAACTTCTTCAACAACATAAAATCTTTTCAATGCAAAACTTAGATCATTAAGAGCATATTCATCTTTTAAATGAGGCAGCTCTATAACATCTCCTGCAATAATTTTTCTGCCAAGTTTTTCTACTGTATCGTTGATATGAAATGTAATAAAAATTGTATCGTTTTGCAAGAAGAGCCCGAATTGACTTAGATTAAAGTCAATGTCTTGCATATTATAAACACCTCGCAATACATAAACATCTGGGTCATATTTTCGATCGCGATTTTCTAAAAATAACATATCCTGTATTTGAAAAGGATTATCAGAGTCGTAAGCAGGAGTGCTAGGAGTGTTTCCTTGGACAGAAATATCTGGTCCTAGGTACCTGTGTACACATACATCTGTACCCCCAACCTGGAACATTTCCCATACGGTTTTATCGATGAATTTATAGTCGTTGCCCTTTTGCGGGCGATATAACGAAAGTCTTGGCATAGTCATATATTTACCGCTACGATAAATAGTATTATGAGTACAAACGACGAATCCCGCCAAAGCGTTTATAATTATTGCCGCACTATGCTAGGTGACGGTATGATTGATGTTGAGTTAGATCCAACTCACTACGAAACAGCTCTAAATAGAGCCCTTGCAGTTTTTAGGCAAAGAAGCGATAATGCTGTAGAGGAATCTTACGTGTTTTTAACACTGGTACAAGATCAAAACGAATATATTTTACCAAAAGAAATACAACAAGTCCGTCAAATTTTTAGACGAAGTGTTGGATCAAGGACTGGTAACGGCACGGGCGGAACAGTTTTTGAACCATTCAATTTAGCATACACAAACACATATTTGTTAAGCTCTACAAATATGGGAGGATTGCTAACATATGAATTATTTGCACAGTATCAAGAATTAGTTGGTAAAATGTTTGGTAGTTTTATTAACTTTACTTGGCATCCACAGAGTCACAAACTCATTATTCAGCAAAGACCACGAGGCGAAGAAAGTGTAATGCTTATGGTTTATAACAGTAAACCTGACTTTGCTATTATCGACGATATCTATTCAGGACAATGGGTTAAGGATTATGCACTGGCAAACTGCAAGATGATGCTAGGTCAAGCCCGCGAGAAGTTTGCTCAAATCGCAGGCCCACAGGGCGGTTCTAGCCTAAACGGCGCAGCACTTAAAACTGAAGCTCAAGCCGAAATGGACAAGCTCATTGATGATTTGATGAAACTTGTACCAGGCGGTATGGGCTATGGTTGGATTATAGGTTGACCTTAATATTTTAGTATAGTATAATAGTCTTAATTGGAGGCTATTATGATTATAGGTATTTGTGGGTTTATCGGGTCAGGCAAGGATACAATTGCTGACTATCTAGTTAATTTTCACGAGTTTAGAAGAGAGTCTTTTGCTAATACACTAAAAGACGCAGTAAGTTCTGTGTTTGGCTGGGACAGGACGATGCTAGAAGGGCGAACTAAAGAAGCCCGGGAGTGGCGCGAACAAGTCGATCCGTGGTGGGCAGAACGTTTAGATATGCCCACGCTCACACCTCGTTGGGTTCTACAGTATTGGGGCACAGAAGTATGCCGCAAAGGCTTCCACGATGACATTTGGATTGCTAGCCTAGAAAATAAACTTCGTAATTCCAAAGACAATGTTGTTATTTCAGATTGCCGGTTTCCTAATGAAATTGAAAGCATCCGTAAAGCTGGTGGACAGATTGTATGGGTACAGCGAGGAGAGTTACCGGATTGGTACGATGTAGCAGTGGCCGCAAATCAAGGACATAATTGGGCTGTTCAAGAATTAAAGATGCGAAAAATTCACGCTAGTGAAACTGCTTGGGTAGGAACTGAATTTGATCACGTCGTAGATAATAACAGCACTATCGATAATCTGTATCAACAGGCAAGATCAATAGTCAGCGACCAAGTCCCCTTGACGCCAAGTGATGCCCTCCTTGTGAAGCACCTGAGCACAATTGGCACAGATTGTTTTTAAGTTACTAGGGCGGCAGTTGTCTAAATTGCCGTCTATGTGAAATACCCTAAATACCTCCATGTGCGGGCTACGATGTCCGCACTTTTCACATTGTGACTTTATTTTATAACCAGAACGTTTCCAACGTGGTATATGTGCCTTAGGTCCGTGAGCTAGACACGCTTCGCAGAGCGTTCTATAATAAGGTTTTTTACCTTTATAATAATTTAATGCTCTAGGCCGTTCATTACAGGCCTTACAAAGTGGTCTCATATCAATATTTACACCTTTTCTTCCCCTTTTTCAGGTTGTATAACTACCCATTTTTATAATAGTACGCTAAATATTATGAGCAACTATTACCAGGAGAAATAGGGAATGGCAACATTACAATCACCGGGCGTAGCGGTTACAGTTATCGACGAGAGTTTTTATACACCAGCAGAACCTGGTACTACTCCTCTTATCGTAGTAGCTACAGCGCAAGATAAAGCAAACGGATCGGGAACAGGTACCGCGTCCGCAACAACAAAAGCCAATGCTGGTAAGGCATTTAAATTAACCAGTCAGAGAGATCTAACAGATTTCTTCGGTGTTCCTTTCTTTGAACAGACAGCGAGTTCGACTCCTGTACACGGTTCAGAAAGAAACGAATACGGATTATTAGCAGCATATAGTTTATTGGGTGTTAGCAACGCGGCATTTATCGTTCGTGCTGATATTAACTTAGACGAACTAGAGGCTCAAGTAGACGCCCCGGGAGCGAACCCAACAAACGGTCAATGGTGGATTGACACTCAAGCAACAACTTGGGGTATTCAAGAATGGAATGGATCTGCACCAACAGTAGTTGGCGGGCAGAAATTTACAAACAAAGTTCCATTAGTATTAACCGACGCAGATACAGCAAAAATTTCTAACAATGCTCCAAAAACATCAGTTGGTGCAATTGGTGACTACGCTGTAGTTTTCCAAACCGTTACAGGTGATGGATCATTTGGTGCAAACGAAGAGTTTGCAAGAGTTTACTTTAAATCAGCTGGTGCTCCAGCTTCGACTGGCGGAGTTGACGCTGTTGATGCAGGTCAGTGGGTACTAGTAGGTTCTACAGACTGGAAAGCAAGTTGGCCAGTAGCATCTGGTTCAGCATATTCAGGTTCGATAAGTGGTAACTTATATGTTAACAACAGTTTAATTGCTGGCGGAACAGTAGCTACTATTGCTTCAAACATTAATGCAGCAGCAATTACTGGTGTAAGTGCTCAAGCAATTAACAACAGATTGTACATTTATTCTAACGGCACATCAGCTGCTGACGGTGATGCAGGCGATTCAACTGGTGCTGACGGTGCAGTTAAATTAGAAAATGGTACAGCAAACTGGAGCACATTGGGTATCACAGCTGGTACTTATTTGAGCCCAGCATTACAACAAACTCCACATACTTCTGTTCCAGCATTTAAGATTTCTGACAACGTTGGCACAGTCGGCGGAAACCCAACTGGTTCTGTATGGATTAAAACAACTGAACCAAACAACGGCGCTCGTTGGAGAGTTAAGCGTTGGAGCGCAGGAACACTTTCTTGGGCATCATACGAAGCTCCAATCCACACATCAACTGGTGCAGCAAACTATTATCTAGATCGTAGTGGCGGTGGTGCAAATATTTCCAAAGATTCTTTATTTGTACAATCAAATGCTACAGAAGCTGCTGGATTTGATGCAACTCCAGAAACTGCTGAATTTAGAGTATGGAAAAGAAACGTTTCTGCAAATGCTGTAACAAGCATTACATCAGCAGTTATTAAAGACAGCACACTAGCTGCCGGCCCATACAGTTTTGATCTAGCAGAATCATTAAAAGGACAAGCAACTTTAGACACAGCAGTTACAATTAATTTCTCAGCAGCTGGCAACAGCGAAGATGCTGATGCAATTGCAACAGCAATTAACGCAGCAGGATTTACCAACATTGTAGCTTCTGTAACAACAGTAAGTTCAACCTCAGCTAAGTTGGTTATTTCACACAAACTAGGCGGAGATTTCAGTCTAACAGACGGAACAGGTAGCCCAATTGGTGGATTGTTTACACCTTATAGTATCAACACATTATCTGGAACTGAAAACTTATATGAAGCTCAATCAGCCGCAGGATATGATTATCTAGCTTCTGGTTGGATGCCATTGGCAGCAAGCAATCCAAGATTTGCAGCAAGCGGTGATGCTCCATTAAATGAGCCACAAGATGGACAAATGTGGTACAACCCTAACTTCTCAGAAGTTGACGTTATGGTACACAATGGCGCAACTTGGGTTGGTTATAGACACGCTTCTGCTCAGTACGCAGAAAGCGCGACATCAACAAGAATTGGTTATGCTCCACTAGTTTCAGCTAGCAATCCATATCAAGCAGGCAGCACACAAACAGGTGACCTATGGATCAGCACAGCCGATATGGAAAACTTCCCAACTATCTACAGATTTAATAATAATCTAACTGATATTGCGGATGTTTCTCAACGTTGGGAATTAGTTGATAAAACTGATCAAACAACAGAAGAGGGTATCTTGTTTGCTGATGCACGTTGGAACACAACAGGCACAACAAATGCAATGTCTACTATCGAAGACCTATTGCAGAATAACTTCTTAGATCCAGACGCTCCAGATCCAGCACTATATCCAAAAGGTATGTTGCTATGGAATCTACGCAGAAGCGGCGGAAACGTTAAGAAATATATGAACGGTTACATTGATACAGCTAGCGATAACCCAAGAACAAGTACAGCTACCCTAGCAGGTAGTGCATTTGTAAGCGGTTCTGGTTTGTCAATGGAAGCGTATTGGACAGATCGTTGGGTGACAGCATCTGGTAATAACGAAGACGGTTCTGGTACATTTGGTCGTCACGCACAACGTAAGGTTGTTACACAAGCTCTTAAGAGTGTTGTTGATACAAGCAGCGAAATCCGTGATACAGAACGTCGCAACTTTAACTTGATTGCTTGCCCAGGATATCCTGAGCTAATGAGCAACCTAGTTAACTTAAACATTGACCGTGGAATTACAGCTTTTGTAATTGGTGACACACCATTGCGTTTAGCAGCAGATGCAACAAGCCTAACAACTTGGGGTACTAACGCTAACCTAGTAACAGACAACGGTGATGATGGTATTGTTACATATGACGAATATCTAGCAACTTACTATCCAAACGGTTACACAACAGACCTAAGCGGTGCAGGCGCAGTTGTTCCAGCATCACATATGATGTTGAAAACAATCGCACTAAGTGACAACGTAAGTTATCCTTGGTTTGCTCCAGCAGGTACAAGACGCGGTGGTATTACTAACGCAACAGCAGTTGGTTATATTGACGCAATGACAGGTGAATTCCAGACCGTAGCTCTAAACGAAGGTCAACGTGATACACTATATGATCTAAAGATTAACCCAATTCCATTCTTTAATGGTGTAGGTTTAGTTGCATATGGTCAAAAGACTCGTGCAAGAAATGCTTCTGCATTAGACAGAATCAACGTAGCACGTTTAGTTGTATACCTACGCAGCCAGTTGAACAAACTAGCTCGTCCATACATTTTTGAACCAAATGACAAGATCACACGTGATGAGATCAAACAGGCAGCAGAAAGTTTGTTATTAGAGTTGGTAGGTTTGAGAGCAATTTATGACTTCGCAGTTGTTTGTGATGAAAGCAACAACACTCCTAGCAGAATCGATCGTAATGAACTATATGTTGACATTGCAATTGAACCAGTTAAGGCTGTTGAATTCATTTACATCCCATTACGTGTCAAGAACACAGGAGAGATTTAAAAATGTCAATTACATCACTAAACAATTTTGGTATTCCAACAACTAATCAGGCAGGAAGCACTCAGGTGCTTCTAATGCCTAAGTTGAAATATCGATTCCGTGTTACATTGCTAGGATTTGGTGTTGCAGCAGCAACTGAATTGACAAAGCAAGTTCAAGACGTTACTAGACCAAAAGTTTCATTTGAAGAAATGACACTAGACATCTATAACTCAAAGGTGAAACTTGCAGGCAAGCATACATTAGAAAACGTAACATTAACATTACGTGATGATGCTAGCGGTCAAGTTCAGAAATTAGTTGGTCAACAAATCCAGAAACAATATGACTTTATGGAACAGGCATCCGCTCGTTCAGGTATTGACTATAAATTTACAACACGTATCGAAGTGTTAGATGGTGGTAATGGTACATTAACTCCAGAAACATTAGAAACTTTTGAAATGTATGGTTGCTTCCTACAAAACGTAGACTACGGCGATGCTAACTACTCTACTAACGAACATATGACAGTTGCTTTAACAATTGCCTACGATAACTTAGTACAGTTTGCAGCAGGTGCAGCAGCAACAAGCCCAATCGGTGGTATTGGTGCAGCAGTAGGACGTACAATTGGAAACGCTGTAACAGGCGCAACAGGCGGCGCTTAATTAACGTTAGTTCAAAAAGAGCTCGGTTAAACCGGGCTTTTTTTGTGGCATAAATATTAATATGGCCAACTACTTTACTAGATTCCTTACCGGTGTATCTGAAGGATTATTAAATCCCAAAGGACAACAAGCCAATTGGCAACACGCCACACGACTATTCATTGATAATTCTTTTAGATTATCACCCAAGACTAAATTTTTATACTATGTTAGATTTGATTTAAACAAACATACAATTAGGTCTCCTGGATGGTCAAATGAAAATTCTCAAGAAGTTGGGATGTTGGTAAAGTCTTGCGATTTACCAAAATTTAATTTTGATTCTATTGTTAAAAATCAATATAATAGAAAAAAACTTGTATACAAAGGCATTAACTACGAGCCAATTAATATATCCTTACACGACGACAGTGACGGAGTAGTTAATGCGTTATGGGCAATATACTATGGCTATTATATTGCTGATAGATTGAATCCTAATGCAGCATATTCAGCTACACATCTTCGACCTGCAAACACTAATTTAGATCTATTCCGATACGGTTTAGATAACGATGTATCCGATCCATTTTTTAATTCAGTGAGTATATACACAATGAGTCGACGACGATTCATCGGATATACACTAGTGAATCCAAGAATCAAATCTTGGCAACACGGTGCTATGGACTATTCTGCATCAGAATTTAATGAAAGTCAAATGACATTAGAATACGAAGCTGTAAAATATTCAGCAGGAACTGTGTCATACAATAATCCTAAAGGTTTTGCAAATCTTCATTACGATACAACACCAAGTCCTATCTCAGTTGCCGGCGGAGGCGTGGCCACACTAACAGGTGAAGGCGGTGTACTAGACGGACTAGAATCAGTGTTCGGTGCAGTAGGTGACGGAACAGCATTTGATAGTTGGGGTGGATTTATGAGTACTGCTATCAAAGCAGTTAACACATACAAAAATGTTAAACAATTATCTACAGCACAATTAAAATCTGAAGCAATTAATATTCTAAGTAATCCTGGAAATATTTCATCAGCAGTATCCACAGTTGGAGGTGTTGTTGGCGCAATATTTCCAAAGAGTGCATCAACAGAAAATACAACTACTGCATCACAAAGAAATCTAACAGGAAATTAATATGGCAACAAATTTACCCAGTCAAGTTGTAGAAGATAGTGCTGCCGGAACAAAACTATTTTTTGAAAGATATGGCGAAGCTCCGATGGAATTTTCGTCAATGGAAATTGACCTAGCACATTCATTTTTTCAATCTGCGGGATTTTCAAAAGATGCTGCCGATGTAGTTGCAATGACTTTGTTAAGGCAGGCCAAAATAGATTCGATTCCTGTGGGTCAATTATTAGATACTTTAAAAAATTTTAATTATTTAGAATTAAATCAAATAGTAGGTGAAGTTTTAAACAACAATCGAGTACCAACTTCTATACTAGGATTTAGAACAACTGACGTCAAACCTATTCAGATAAGAAACATAGCAGCATAATGGCAAAATTTGCACAGGGAAGATTTGAAATGAAAAATCCTGACAAGTATGTTGGGAAAAAAACTCCTTTGGCACGTAGTAGTTGGGAATTTGTTTTTATGCGAATGCTTGACGAACATCCTGGCGTACAAAATTGGGCCAGTGAAAGTATACAAATACCTTATAGAGATCCCTTAACAGGAAAAAGCACAATCTATGTCCCAGACTTCTTTATTGTCTATGTTGACAAGAATGGCAGTAAACACGCCGAAGTAGTAGAAGTTAAACCTAGCAATCATACTATTTTAGAAAAAGTTGGCAAGAGCTTGTACAACCAAGAACAGTATGTTAAGAATATGGCCAAATGGGAAGCAGCAAATAAATGGTGCAAACAACAGGGTGTTAGATTTCGAGTAGTTAGTGAAAATGATATTTTTCACCAAGGCGGCAAACGGAAATAAGTAAAGTATGACCAAGAAACTTGAAGAACTCTTTAACTTAGATTCAGCTGAGGCTGTAAAGGCTGCTGAAGATACTACTCCTGTTCCAACCCACGAGCAGGTTAAAAGTTTAGATGATAGTTATGCTGAAGTAGCTAAAATTACCAGCACGTTGCCGCAGATACAAGAATTAGAAAATCTAGACGAAAACGAGCTAGATAACCTAGCTAAAAAAGCAGAGCAGGCCTACGACGATCTTATGGATTTAGGTATGAACGTAGAAGTACGTTATGCTAGTCGTATTTTTGAAGTAGCTAGTTCTATGATGGGCAACGCTATTACTGCTAAAACTAACAAAATTGAAAAGAAATTAAAAGCTGTTGACCTACAACTTAAAAAATTAAAAATTGATAACGATGCGGGTAACGATCCAAACGATGTTATCAACGGCCAAGGGTATGTGATCACAGACCGCAATGAGCTACTGAAAAAATTAGGCGGAAAAGCATAAATACTACTATGAAAACTTTTAAAGAATATCTTGCCGAAAGCAAAAAGAGCTACCCTTTTAGATTAAAGGTAGCAGGCGAATTGCCTGAAAATTTTGTTAAAGAACTCAAAGATTGCATCGGAAAAGCAAATCCAGCAATCATTGAAAAATCTAAAACACCTATTCAAGCAACTCCACTAGATTTTCCGGAACTAAGCAATGTTGAAGTTCACACATTTGAAGTAGTATGCGAATATCCAATTACTGCTCCTGAGCTTGCAGAACACGTAAAATACTTTGTTCCAGAATCTAATTTTAGAGTCAGAAACGGTGGTGATGCAGGCGAAGTAGAACACAATACAGCGGATATGGAACCAAGTGGTGAATCAGTATTAGCAGAGCCTTACAACGATAAGGTAAAGCACAAAGACTACTTCGGCGATGATTTTAATAAAAGTTTCTTGAAAGATTTAGCAAAGGCCGCCAAGGAACGCAAAAAAGACGGTGTGCAGACAGAATACAAGCTGCCTAAGGCCAAACAAGACAAAGCAGGCGTTAAGAGCGCCTTAGGGAGTTAATATGAATTTTAATGATTTAATGGCAAGAATGAGAGAGCTTGATCAACCAGCAGTTGAGGCAGCTCCAGTTGTAACAGACGAGTGTGGAGAAATGCCTCCTAGCCCAATGGGCAATATGGGTAAACCAGATGCTCCTCCTCCAAGTATGAGCGTTAACTTAAATGCACAAGGTTTAGATAATATTGAAGAACTATTATCTTTAATCAAGGCAGTTAACCCAGGTATGGATAAGCCTGCTGCTCCAATGGGCGGTATGCCACACATTGAAATTGAACCAATGGACAAGCCAGAAGGCGGTATGCCTAAGCTAGGCGGTCTAGGCGATCTAGACAAAGGCCCATTGAAAATGCTTCCTGATATGGATGCTGACAACGATGAAAAAGTAGGCGGCGAAGAAGGTCCTGAAGAAAAAGGCGAAGAAGATAAAGAAGACGAAGCATTTGGAAATTCAGTTCCAGGTTCTGAGCCAGAAGTTAAAGATGTTAGCGCAGCTATTCCGGACGGTAATGATTTAAACAAACCTAAACAAATGGTTAAACACAGCTATCGTCAAGGCGACAATCCAATGGCCATGGAAGGCGAAGAATTACGTGCTTCTATTAGAGCAGAATTACTGCGTAGATTAGAAGAAGCTAAAGGAGCGAAATAATGGCAGATTTATACGGCGACGCATTAGGTGGCGGTTTAACAGGTAACGTCGACAGTAATGCAAGAAAATTATTAGGTGACGGCGCATCAGGCGTTGGACCATATACTAGTTTTGGTACTCCAAAATTACAAGCAATTAAAGTTGTTTCTGCAACAATTGACTTTACAACAACTCCCGCAGCAGCTAACAGTAATTTAGCTAAAGCAGTTTTTGCCCTACAGTCTTTATCTGAAATTTATTATGTTGGTAAACCAACAGCATCTGGTGCTAACCAATTTGTTGCATTAGTTAATATTAACAAAACAGATGCAGGAAATGGATATGCAGCATCGGGAAGCGCAGACGGTTCTTACGAAAACCTAGAAGATGTCATCGGTGCAGCGTTAGGTGTTGCCGAAAACGACATCACAATTACAGACGTAGCGTTAACTGGTTTAACATTCGCTTAATTGTATAAACACTCAAATAGGGCCTCCGGGCCCTATTTTTTTCATTAAATAATAGTATGGCAAAATCATTAGACGGTAATTTAGTTAAGAAAGCTCACGCTCAAACCAGGTATACACTTGAGGAAGTAGAACATCTTGAAAAGTGTATGGATCCTGTAAACGGGCCGTTGTACTTTGCTAGAAACTTTATTAAAATTCAACACCCGGTTAGAGGTAGCATACCTTTTGAACCTTATGAATATCAGGTTAGACTAATACAGGCCTATCACGAAAACAAGCAATGTATTGCAATGTTACCGCGTCAGATGGGTAAAACAACCTGTGCAGTTGCTTACCTGCTGTGGTACACAATGTTTGTTCCAGACTGCCAAGTTCTTATTGCCGCACACAAATATGAAGGTGCTAAAGACATTATGGATCGTTACCGTTTTGGTTACGAAAACTTACCTGACTTTATTCGTGCTGGTGTTTATTCATACAATAGAAACACAATCGAATACGATAACGGAGCACGTATTCAAGCTACCACAACAACAGAAAACACCGGTCGTGGTAAGTCTTTATCATTAATATACTGTGACGAGTTTGCATTTGTTCAACCACCTGAAAAGGCCAAAGAGTTTTGGACTGCCCTATCTCCTACATTGGCTACAGGTGGTAAAGCACTGATTACATCAACACCAAACTCGGACGAAGATCAGTTTGCTCTTATCTGGACTGAAGCTAATAAACGTTTTGACGAGTACGGCAACGAGACAAAATTAGGACCTAACGGATTCTTTCCATTCTTTGCTCACTGGCGTGAAAACCCGTTACGCGACGATGCCTGGGCCTCTGTCGAACGTGCTAAAATTGGTGAAGAACGTTTCCGCCGAGAGTTTGAATGTGAGTTCTTGATCTTCGACGAAACACTAATCAATTCAGTTAAACTTGCAGCATTAGAGGGAATTGATCCAACTATGACCATGGGTCAAACACGTTGGTATAAAGATATAGATTCTAGATGCACATATCTTGTTGCTCTAGATCCTAGTCTAGGTACAGGCGGTGACTACGGTGCTATACAGGTTTTTGAAATGCCCTCAATGACTCAGGTAGCGGAATGGCATCATAATACTACTCCAGTACAGCAACAGGTCAAACATATGCGTGAAATATTGAAATACATTCAATCACGCGGAGAAGAAAAAGGCGGTGTTCCGCAAATTTATTATTCTGTTGAAAATAATTCTCTAGGTGAAGCCGCTCTTATTGTTATTAACGACATAGGAGAAGAAAACTTTCCTGGTTTATTCTTAAGTGAGCCTATACGTAAAGGACACGTTCGTAAATTCCGTAAAGGATTTAATACTACACATCGCAGTAAAGTTACTGCTTGTTCTCAGTTTAAAAATTTACTAGAAACTAATAAGATGACAATTACATCTAAACCGCTGATTTCTGAGTTAAAAACGTATGTTGCCAGCGGACTTGGTTTTAAGGCCAAAACAGGAGAACACGACGACCTAGTGAGCTCTACGTTACTGATCATACGTATGGCAGACGTACTAGCAGATTGGGATCCTACAGTTTACGAAAAAATGACTGAAAAAATTACAGAGGAATCTATGCCGCTGCCTATCTTTGTAAGCAGCGGGTTTTGATAAATATAACTATGGACGCAAGAAACAATATCGCTACAGATTTATTCTATAAAATTAGAAGCCGTTTTAAGAACCTAAAATTAGGTGCTGAAACAGGCCAAATTACCATCAATCCTGAAGAAGCTAGATTCTTTGATTTTGATTATATGGAAGGTCAAACACCGATGGGTCACGTTAGTGTTAGCCTAGCAGAACCAAATTCTATGAAGGTATACTTCAGTCACGGAATTGCCGAAGGTATGGATGATCATCAGAAAGGTAATTGGTATAAGTTTTTGCGAGAATTACGTGAATTTGCTAAACGCAGACTATTAGCATTTGACACAAGAGATATTGCTAAGGATAATTTAGATCGTAGAGATTATGAATTTTTAGCTGCAAATGCGCAACCTAAGCAAACACAACCAAACACAATACAGAAACCAGTCGGAGAAAGCATTATGGCAGAAAGCTCAATGTACGGTAGCAGATTAATGAGTTACCAGAATTTAATGGATACTAAATTGATTATCAAACATAGTCAAGCAGTAATGGATGATCAACAACCTGGCGCACGAACAAGACACATTGCAGCACTTTTTGTAGAAAATCAAGACGGTGAAAGATTTAAATATCCTTTCATCCACCTAGCTGGTGCTCGTGCTATGCAACGCCACGTGGCCAACGGTGGTGTACCCTATGACGACATTGGTAAAAGTATTATTCAAATGAGTGAAGAAATTGCTCAATTAAAGAGCTTTGGTGGTTATGTTGTTCGTAACGATCTAATGAATTCAGAAACAAATTCAGTGGTTGAACGTTCTACACAATACCTAAATAGCCTACGCGAGCAAATTAAGGCCCTAGCAAAACAAAGTCACTACGAAGCATATAGAGAAAATTTCCAGGCATATGACAGCGAAGAAGTACCGCAGGATGTAGTTGAAGATTTCAAAGAAAAATTTACAGTACGATCATTTAAAGAAGACATTGCATCAGTATTTCCGGTCTTATATAGACTAATGAAAGAAGGAAACACTATAGGCTACGACGACATAGTCGCTTTAACACAAGAAGATATGCAAGAAGACATCGAAGTTGAGCAGACACAAGATGATCCATTTGCCAAGTTTGAAAACTGGGTAATGGGTCTTGGAGAAGAGTCTGCTATAACTTCTGAAGATCCAGAAGAACAACAATCAGCCTTACAAAAATTACAAGAATTAGTTGGACAAGAATTTCCTGCAGGTACAGATGGCACAAACGCAATTGAAAGTTTAAAAGGCCTAATTGAAGATCCAGAATTATACAAACGAATTAAGGCAACAGCGGCGGAAGATGCAAATGCAGACGTCCGCCCTCAAATCCAAGGTTGGTTAGAATTAAATGCACCAGAGGCACTAGAGTCATTAGACTTTGGCGATATGGGAGCAGCCGCAGCTGAAGAACCAGCAGCAGCAGAAGTTCCTGCAGAAGAACCGGCAGAAGTTCCAGCAGCAGCACCTGCAGAAGAACCACAAATGGCCAGCGATGATCCAGAAGAAAGACACGAGGGCAAGATGGGCGTTAAAGAATTAGCTGAATTCATTCATTCATTTTACGACCAAGAATCAGGTACATTCCCCAAAGGCCCAGAAGGTGTTTGCACAATGGTAGGCAAGAAGTTTGGTGAGCAGGCAGAGCAGGTTGCTCGCAAATTTGTTGAAAGAATGGCTCCTGAGCAGACTACAGAACAAAATCCTGAATTGGCTGAACTAGCAAGAGTCAGAGAACTAGCAGGCCTGTAATAGAAGGATAATCAATGAACGGTATTTTAGGAACTTGGACCTTACTTCCAAATATTAATCAGGCAATTTACACAAATGCCTACGATACTCCTAGTGTCGTTATTATCAATTTGTGTAATAGAGGAAGCACCATAGCCAACGTAAGAGTTGCTATTAGCACAAGTGCAACCTCACCAGCCGCCGGTGAATTTATTGTTTATGACCAACCAATAGATCCAAAAACTACTTTAGAAAAACAAAGTATAATGGTATCACCTGGCAAAAGCGTGGTCGTTAGATCGTCATCTAGTGATGTAAATGCTGTTATCTATGGAGTTACAAATAGAACCACTGCACCCCCAGGGATAGCAACAAACTACGGAACTGCACCTATGTGGGTAACGAACCCTACATTGCCTACATTTTATGCAGCGGATTCTTCTACGTCTATTCAATTAAGTGCTACTGACAGCGAAGGAGAAGCAGTTACTTATGCAGTGACTTCTGGATCTTTGCCAACAGGAACTAGTTTATCGTCATCTGGATTAATCACAGGCACACCAACGGCCACAGGATATTCTTTTGGATTACCAGATACAAATAGTACTGTTCAGATAACTGCAACTGATTCTAGAAGCAACGGAACTCCTCAAACTTTTAATATTGTTAAACGTTGGGCAGACGGTTCATCACAGGCGCTGGCAGCAACCAACGCACAAACAATTTATAATCTTAGTGCTACTTATCAAGGTGCTGGTGCATCTAATTGGTACTGGATTAAAGGCAACACCACAGATACTAGCCAGGCAAGAAGAATGTACTGTAGTATGAACGGTGCAGGCTATATGCTTTGGTATCATTACAGAGATCCTATGAGTGGTAGCTTAACCATTTCAGATCCAGGCAACTCTGGTACAACCTATACATTAACCAGCACAACAGCTATGTTTATGTATGCATTACCGGCTGCGATTGTTAATAACGTAACGTACCTATATTTAAATTCAGATAATGATGCTAGCTATACAACTCCAGCATTTGCTAATTTTAAATATGCAGTTGGATTAAATTCTGAATTACGAGCATGGTTAAGAGCAACCAAAGATCGAGGTAATTATTGGGGAGTTGATCTCAACCTTGTAAACAATATACGTACTCAAAATGATGTAAACTATCCAAACTATAGATTCGGTACACTAATTGGCGAAATGCAGTACGGACACAATAACGGTGGCTCAGACGAAGTAGACGGATACACATTTAGAAATAGTTATAATACCGGAGGATTTAAGTGGACATCTTCTAGCGATATTTGGAACTACGCTGGATGGGGACCAATCGATGCTTCAAGCCCAACTAGCGTAAACACAGGTTGGGGTTCTACAGGTCTTGACGAAGGTACATGGGGCGGTACTAACCGACAATATCACTTATATGCCTGGATAAAATAATAATTCAAAAAAGGCTCTTAGGAGCCTTTTTTTTTGGATAAAATATTTGTCAACTTTTTTGTATGCTAGAACGTTAATATAATACACAGGGAAGGTTTTTCTGTGTTTAACCTAAAAAAAGGAAATTACTATGAAACTAGTAGCAACTTTAGTAGCATCATTATTTGCAGTATCCGCTTTCGCTGCTGATGCACCTAAGAAAGAAGAAAAGAAAGCAGAAGCCAAACCAGCTGCATCTGCGCCAGCACCTGCTGCTAAGGAAGCTCCAAAAGCTCCTGCTAAGAAA